AGTTCGAAGATATACCAACCGAGCCGTTTGAGGTCGGCGCGTGTGGCTTCGGGTGCGTCCTGATGAAAGCGGAGATATTCGTCTCGGTATTTGCGAGGTTCGGACAGATGTTCACTCCGATAGCAAACTGTGGCGAGGACATCGCGTTCTGCTGGCGGGCGAGACAGTGCGGGTACAAGATACTCGCGGATCCGTCCATCGGACTCGGACACGTAGGACACACGGTTATCACAAAGGAATTTTTCAAGAACTATCAGTTGACTCTACAGAAAAATGCGGAGCGGGGCGAATAACCTCGCTCCTGTTGTGAGGTAAGTTATGGCAACACTTGACAAGGTTAAGATGGCACTCAGGATAAATACGGACGCGTTCAACGACGAACTTGCGGACCTGATCAAGGCGGCTGAGTCTGATCTCGGTATCGCGGGAGTTGTACTTCCGTCGACGCTCGATGAGATTTGCACAAGGGCGATAATCACATACTGCAAGTTCCAGTTCGGCATCCCTGAGGACGCTGACCGCCTCAAAAGGTCATACGACGAGCAGAAGGCTCAGCTCGTAACAGCTACGGGCTATACCGATTGGGGTGATAGCGATGTATGACTCGATTGCAACGCTAAAGGGCGAACCGATAACCACACATGACGAATACGGCAACGAGGTCATTACATATACGGACAATCCTGTCTATGTGATGCCTCGTGGCGTATACAGTGCGGAATTCTACAACGCGGCTCAGACGGGGCTGCATCCGAGCATAACGTTCGTGATCGCGAATAAAGCGGACTACAGAGGCGAGCGGCTACTCGAATGGGAGGGCAGACTCTACAACGTGATCCGCACGGACTGGAACGCACAGAGAGACGCTATAAGCCTGATATGTGAGGAGCGTGTTCATAATGGCTAAGACTGAAAGTGTAACGGCTCAGATGACCGAGTTGTTGGATGAGGTCAATAAAGAGGTCGAGCAGTCGGCAAAGACCAATATCCAGCAAGTCGCAAGAGAGTCAGTTAATAAGCTGAAAAACACTTCTCCAGTCAAAACAGGGTCATACGCTAAAGGATGGGGCACCAAAAAGCAGGGCGATATGGATGTCGTTGTACACAATCGCACCGACTATCAGCTCACACACTTGCTCGAGAACGGTCACGTTATCAGAAACGCAAAGGGCACATACGGTCGCACTCATCCAATCAAACACATCGCGCCTGTCGAGGAATGGGCGGTCGATGAGCTGCCGCGCAGAATCATAAAGGATATACCATGAGCATATACGCAATACTACAGAGCACCGGCCTTCCGTGTGCTTATTCGCATTTTAAGACGAAACAGACCCCGCCATATATCGTATATATCGGCAACGGTCAAAACGTCATGGAGGCAGATAACACACATTACTGGCGCAAGAATCAGTATCAGGTCGAGTATTACTTCACAACAAAGAACGAACAGAACGAGGCCGGCATCGAGAACGCACTTCTCGCGGCTGGCTATTTATATGACAAATCCGAGGACATCTTTATCGAGGATCAGGGTGTGTTCGTGATTTATTACTACATCTAAGGAGAAACAAATGGCAAATAAAGTCGAATTTGGTATCTCGAATCTGTATGTCGGTACTTATTCGGTAGGCACAAACGGCACCGTGACTATGGGCACACCTTATCATCAGGCTGGAGCGGTTTCGTTCAGCCCTGAGGAGCAGAGCGAGTCCAACAAGTTCTATGCTGACAACGTTGTTTACTGGAGCGGTTACACCGGCGGCACATTCGAGGGTGATCTCGAGGTCGCAAAGTTCGATGACCAGTTCAAGAAGAACTTCCTCGGATACATTCAGAAGGGCGATGGCGGTCTGGCTGTTGTTAAGAACGTAACCAAGCCGGATGTATATATCGCATTTCAGGTCGAGGGTGATGCTGAGTCTCGCAGGATAATCATGTATAACTGCTCACTCGGCGGCATCACACGCGAATACGCAACCGAAGAAGAGAGCATCGAGCCGGCAACAGAGACGATCGCGGTAACAGTAGCGGGTGACAACAAAACAGGTATCTCGATGGTTTCCTACAATCAGGGAGCAACGGGATACAGCACTCTGTTCACAAATCCACCTGCACCGACAACCACTTAATCGAAACGGGGCGGGGCTGTTATGGCTCCGCTCCATTTTTCATAGGAGGTGAACAATGGAAAAGACTATCAAGATCGGAAAACAGGAGGTCCGACTCACTAACAACGTGAGCTGGGCTATTACATACAGAGACCAGTTCGGACACGACATTATTCCGACAATGATGCCGATGCTCGCGGCTGCGCTTGATATTGCCGGAGGTTTCATCGAAGAGGTGGGCACTGGCGGCAAAGTCGAAGTGACCGACATCATCAAGGCACTTGACGGCGACAGGCTTCTCGATGCCGTGATACATCTGAGCGGTCTCGAGTTCGTTGAACTTATAAACATCACATGGGCGATGGCGAAGGCTTGCGACGATGACATCCCTGATCCGAAAACATGGGTGCGCGGTTTCGATGACTTCCCGGTCGATACGATCGCGCCGGAAGTGTTCAAGCTGGCGTTCAAAGGCTTAGTCAGCTCAAAAAACTTGAAGAGGCTGAAAGACCTTCGAAACGGGATAAAGGTCGTTCAGCCGGAATCGACATCGACACAATCATCCTCGCAGGACTCGAGCGAGGACTAACACTGACAGATATAAAGAAAATGCAGATAGGTCAGGTCGTGGACTTTTGCATCGTCTACAACAACAGGCAGAGAGCCGCGCAGAAGGCTCAAAAACGCGCTGAGAAGTACGGAACGAAGCGGAAGGCATCACAGAACGACATCAACGCATTTTTCGGTTAGAGGGCATTTAAATGGCTGGAAATATAAAGGGCATTACAATCGAATTTCAGGGCGATACCACCAAACTCGATAAGGCCCTCCGACAAATCAAGAATAGCACGAAGGACATCGACAGGGAGCTGAAGAACGTTGACAGGGCCCTCAAGTTCAATCCGACATCGGTAGAGCTGTGGAGACAGAAGCAGGACCTTCTCAGGCAGAAGATCGAGCAGACTAAGACGAACCTCAACGAACTCAAGAACGCGCAGAAGCAAATGGACGCTCAGGGTATTGACAAAAACTCCGAGGCGTATCGCCGCGTTCAGCGCGAGATCATTGAGACCGAGTCGAAGCTGAAGCACCTCATAGCCGAAGAGAAGAAAATCGGCAACGTAAATCTCCGCGCCGCATCGGAACAGTTCAAGGCTATGGGCGGTGCGCTGACCGAGGCGGGACAGAAAATGAGAGAATTCTCGGCTGCGGCGGCTGTTGTAGCGGGTGCTATCGGTGCGATCGCGGTCAAATCCGCTTCATGGGCTGATGACATCAATACGATGTCGAAGCAGTACAGAATCAGTACACAGGACTTGCAGGCATATTCGGCGGCAGCTCAGCTCGTTGATGTAGATGTCGAGACCATAGCGGCATCACACCGAAAATTGACAAAGTCGATGTCATCGGCGGCAGACGGCACCGGAAAACAGGCCGAGGCGTTTGACAAGCTGGGTGTATCCGTAACAGACGCAGAAGGCAACCTCCGCAATACGGATGATGTCTGGAACGAGGTCATTCAGAAGCTCGGCACAGTCGAGAACGAGACGGAACGCGAGGCTCTTGCGATGGATCTCCTCGGTAAATCAGCGGGAGACCTGAATCCGCTTATCGAGGACGGCGGTGAGACTTATAAGAATTTTGCCGAAACGCTTGAGAAGTACAATCTCGACTTCATTGATCAGGAAACGCTCGACGATGCGAACGCGTTCAATGACTCACTCGATACGATGAAGGCGGTCGGAGCGGTCGCACTGCAACAGGTAGGCACACAGATAGCGGCATATCTCGCACCGGCACTCGAGAAGCTGATGGATCTGTTCGGACAGCTTGCGGGATGGTTCGCGAACCTGTCACCGCAGACACAGACCATTATCGGTATCATCGCAACCGTCATAGCCGTAGCCGCTCCGTTACTGATCATAATCGGCGCGATCTCATCAGGTGTCGGCGCGCTTGTAGGCGTAATCGGAATGATAACGGCTCCGATGCTGGGAATAGTCGCAGCCATAGCCGCGGTAATCGCTATCGGTGTTCTTCTGTATAAGCACTGGGATGACATCAAGGCGAAGGCGCAGGAACTCTGGACAAATATCAAGGCGAAGTTCGAAGGTATCAAGACAGCAATAACGACGGCGTGGGAAAATGCGAAAGCGAAAGTAGTCGGCACTGTTGCGGGGCTGATCGCATCGGTAAAAGAAAAGATCCACACACTGAAGGAAAACGTTCGGTCGACCTTCGAAGCCATCAAGGAGAAAATCATCAAGCCGTTTGAAACCGCAAGAGATAAGGTTCAGGGCGTTATCGACAAGATAAAAAGCTGGTTCCCGATCGACATCGGAAACATTTTCAAGAACCTCAAAACACCGCACTTCACGATCAGCTGGAATTCGAAGGACTTCGGACCTCTCGGTACTATCAAGTATCCGACTGGTTTTAGTGTGAGCTGGTACAAGACGGGCGGTATTTTTGATAATCCATCCATCATCGGTGTAGGCGAAGCCGGTGCCGAGGCGGTCGTTCCGTTAGATAAATTATGGGATAAGCTCGACAACATAGCGGCGGCAAACAGCGGCGGTATAGTCGTGAATGTTTACGGCTCGGATAATATGTCAGTCAATGAACTGGCAGAGGCGGTCGAGCAGAAACTTATTCAGATGCAGAGAAGGAGGACGCTGGCATGGCAATAGCA